GCGTGTACCTGAGAGTAGCGAGGGTGGTCGCATCAGTTCCACTCGTGTCGGTAAACATACTGCCTGTTACTTCCAATGCTCCTGCAGCTAAATGCGTGCAAGAAGAAACGTACGCTGAGTACGGTTTGTCATTAGCGAAGGTTATTGTGACGTTACCAATGCCTGGATCAAAAGTGAAAGTGTGATACCCGGGGTTTATCCACCCCTCGAAGATATCGTTTGACTCCACACCATTGGTGCCCAACTGTACGAACACTGGGCTAATATCAACTCCAACAGCAATAGTTCTGTCCCCGGCTGAGGAAACGTATGTTTGATAGATTCGTCCCCAGTCACCTGCAGTTGTTCCACCGATAAGATCCCATCGGTTATTCGCAGGCTCATGCGCGTTAGATCCAGCCCCGTCATTGCTGCTAGTCCAGTCGGTGCCGGCAGACATGTCTTCGTTAAGGATTGTATCGAGAGTTGCAGTTACTAGTTGTTGTACTCCGTTCACCCAGAACCTAGCTGTCTCAACACTGGGATTCGCCGCAGTGGAAGAGAACTCCAACATGGTAGGGATTGTTCCGTCGTCAACGAAAGGTATGAGCTTGTGAGACCCAGAGACTTTAGCTGCCCCCATGTACTCGGACCCAGATCGGTACTCCATGTACCCGGCTTTTGATGGAAGGAAGTTTTCTTGAAGAGAGCAAGCGTTGTGAACGCGTTCAACATCGTCCCGCGTCATTATACTTTCGTCGATCTCACCTCGATTGAATTTATTCGAATAGGTGCGAGGCATGATTAAGGTCTCTCGTGTCTACGACGCTGCCACGTATCCCTGGACCTATTCCATCGTCCAGTTGAAATCACTTGAGGAGGATTACGTTGAGCATCTGTGTTGTACGCTTCTCTCTTATACTCTTCGTATTTGGCCACAGCTTTGCTAATGTTCGCCCCTGGTATGGTACCAAGTTTCTTAGCTAGTTCAGCTGCTACCAGATTATAGAAGTACCTGGGCCAACTGGACACTGCAGACACCAAATTATCAGAGACGTACGTTATGTATAGAGGGTCTGCGTCTGCAAAGAAGTAGTCCCCTTCTCTGTAGTATTCTGTAGGAAATCGGAAGTACTCATCAGCAGAGACTGAGTTAATTCTTACCATGTCCGATGGTACTGCAAACGCCTTGGCGAGACCCCATGCAGGAACAACAGTATCGTCTTCCTCAAGTTTAGCCGATGCTCTGGCGAATCCCCAGGAGATGTTTCCGAGTAGTGTGAGCACCGCACCGTGGTCCAGCGCATAGTCTAACTTAACTTTACGATCTGACTCATCGTCGTTACTGATAATAGGATCAAGGTCCACCAACTCCAAGGCAGTGTTGTACAAACCTCGCTCAGCAGTTGTAATGGTCCTGGTACCAGCTGTGGGTCGTGGCGACTCTTTAACTGCGTCAGCTACTATCGATACCTGGAGTGCATCCTCGTACCGCTTATTGGCTCTACTAGCTTCGTCAGGAGCAAAGCGAGGTGCGAGTTGAGAGGCTATGTAGAACCCAAGGGCTTTTACGAACCCAGGTGCCCACTCAGCCTCTACCGTAGCTGTGGAGATGTACCGCAAATAAGCGGTAGTATGATTCTCAATAGCTATGTCGTCATCTTCAATAAAGTACCTGTGGATCTGTTCATCTAATGAGGCATCAGACCACAGGCCAACAAGTTGTTTAAAGTCTGCCGGCAGGCCGAATACGTTATCGTAGGCATGTACGGCACTTGGTGCCCCACCAGATAGTTCTACTACCCTGGTAGCAAACCGTGGAGATACTTCTTCAAGTAAAAAGTTTGTGCTTGTTTCGTATATGGCATCAATGGCAAGGCGCAGTGCGCTCTCGTCATCTATGTACCTGATCTCTGGTTTTGCCAGAGCTGCTGCAGCCACATTGTATACTGCCAGCTGGTCGGTAGACAGTGACGCGGCTGCTTTCTGTACTATGAAATCATTTTCTTTAATCGACTCAATCGCAATTACTTCAGCGAGTGCTTCTTTGTAAGCCTGGTCGAGTAGTTGAATTCGTGAAGGATTTATCCTACTGGCAGACGCCCGGGCAAGTTGTGCGGATATCAGTCTTGCAAATGACGGGGTGAATCCAGATGGTTGGATAGAGTCTGTAAGGTACCGCATGTACAGGTTGGTGGCTACTTCACACGCAACTGTATTACCTTCGAGTATGTACCTATTGACTGGTTGAGATAAGTCTTCATCAGCGAAGAAGCAGCCGATGTTTCCGTGAGTACCAGGATCCCGCAACAGGGAAACGAAGTCTGCAGGAAAACTGTAGACCTCATCTATCCCATGCTCGGAACTGGTTGTAGGTGTTGCAAGCTTGACCGTCTTAACAGCAAACCTGGGCATCGCAATTTCAAGACACTGGTTGACTAGAGCCAGATTGTAGTTCTGGTCCAGCACATGCCTCGGCTCACGATCCTCGTAGAGGTTAGATAAACGACGCTCCCCAAGTAGATGGAGAGCATTGTTGTATATCCCAAGTTTGGTTATGGCCATTACTTTGATTACCTACTTAAAGTTGCGATGTACTCGTCTCTTTGCTTAAGGGCTTCAGCCTGGGTTGGGATGTATTTAAACACATTCTCCCCGGTGTCAGTGTCCTCTATGCACCACTTGAGGACTCCCTTCTGCTTACACACGTACTGCTCTCTGATACCTGCAGTATCGTAGCTGATGCTCTCGATGTCAACATAATTAAGCACCGTTACTTTGACACTGTTGGCGTGCTTGAACGATACGATTACGTAAGCTACCCAGGCACCATCTTCTGCCAGTACTCTTACCTCGCTGAACATGTGCAGCTGGTTAGCTACATGCGACCAGAACTTAGGGTCTTGTACATCTTTGATTGTCATTCCAGTTGGGGCTACCGCATCGTGCTGCCTGTACCTGTGCGTTGCTAACCCAAACTGATTTGGTTTAATTGGTAGAATCTCCCTTTCTGCACCTTTCGGGATCGGAGCCGTAGCTACTGCTTTCGGCTTCTCTCCTGACGCCGCCTTTACCTTAAGAGCTTCCTCTTCGGTTACGGTGACTGTAGGTTGTGGGGGTTCTCCAACTAGCTCGGTTTTCTTTGCTTCTGCTCTTGCGGTCATATGACCTCCTAATTATTTTACCTCAGTTGTAAAAAAGCCCCTGCCGCTTCATGGGCAGCAAGGGCTTCTCATTCTACTTAGCTACCGATTAGGATAGCACCACCGCTCCTGTGTTTTCCAGAATGGTTCCGTTACCGTCGCCATCTATGAACACCGCAAGTGACTCGTTTTGAGCATTCAGCGTGGCGACATTGTTAGTGCCGTCAAAAGTGCCTGAAGTCAAAGTTAGAGTGTGACCTGCCGTACCGGTGCCGGTCTGCGTAACGATCAAGACACCTTGGTGCAACGCTGCTTCCGCAATTGTTGCTGTGACCTGAGTCGCCTGGCTGATAGTGATCTTGTTAATACCAGGAGTTATTACGTTCGCTCCTGCTGTATCAAGATCAATAGTCCCGCCAGATACAGACGCTGCGCCACCCGAAGTTACCGAAGTAACGTAGGTTAGAGACGTAGCTCCAGTCCCGCTCACTGTGACGAACACAATGTCGCCAACCTGCATTCCCAAGGCATCGCCATTGGAAAAGTAGTCAGCAGCAGATACTACCGCGAGGGTGTCAGCAGAAACGTAGGACCAAATAGTCCGACCGTTACTACCGTTCTTTTGTGCCACCTTACCGGGGGCTGTACTAGTTGAATATGCCATTAGCTTCTAGCCTCCCTTATGACAGTGCAGAATCGTTATGTAGCATCTTCACTACACCACTATTCTGGAGCAGTTTACTGCCCATGAAAGTTGAACATCGCGCCCATGACTTGTCATTCTTGTCGTCGTAACCGACGGCAGTATTCAAGTTCACGGTGTCGCACGCATGACCGATTGCATTCTGAGAATACATGAAGCAAGTCGCTGAAGCTGAACCAGCACCAGGAAGACCCGCGTCTACGATCCAGTTAACACCATACCAGCTGAAGGCTTTATCTTTTGGAATGCCGTCAAACCCAGGTGCTTTCACGTAGTCTGCACTAGTGAACTGGGGAAGACCCATCAGATAGCCATGGAATGCTGGAGTGATTAACGCATATACTGGCGCGTCTTCATCTGCAAAAGCATTACCAAGCTTAGTTTTGGCGATAGTTACTAAAGTAAGGGTCGCTGCGGCTGCAGATCCCCAAGTTACTGTAGCTGTTGATAGAGCAGTGTGGATGTCATCATCGATCTGTCGATTAATAACACTCATACAGGTCTTCTGCATTAGCTCACGACCGTTACCCTGTGACGCATAGATGTTAAATCTAGTACGCTCAGGAACGTCATGCCACTCTTGCAGAGTTGCTGTAT